CTTAGTAGTGCCGCCTGCCAGTTTCTCGTTCGTCTCCAGAGTCCGCACCAGTGCCTCGCGGAACTGGTTCGTTGTCATCTCGGTGACGGCCATGCCCTCGGACACCTCGACCATCGCCAGCACGCCCTTGTCCCGGAGCACGTCGGCAGCACCCGCGCCGCCAGCCAAGGCACGACCGACCGCTTCAGCCGCGTCGTTCAACTCGAGACCCATGGCGCCAGCGAGGTCCATGACTCCACCGCGCACTCGCTGCGCGTTCACTCCAAACGCCTCAAGCGTTGCCTCGGATTCGACAAGCCCCGTGATACTGAACGGCGTGCGCGCGCTCAACTCGAACAACTCTTGGACCCGCGCCTTGCCTTTATCAAGTCCACCCAGCAGCCCGCCCAAACGGGTTTCGAACTTCTCAAGGTCTGCGCTTGTTTTAAGTGCGAACCCACCCATGACTCCGAATGCGGAAGCCGTAGCTGCGACAGCCTTGGCAGCAACTCCGAATCCCTTACCGAGCTGCTTCAGCGATGAGCGCCGCTTGCTGTCTGAGTCTGCGCCTTGGTTGTTCGCTTTCGTCAGTTCTTCGAGTTTGCCCTCAAGATCATCGGCACGCTGCGCAGTCAACTGCATGCCGTCGGACATCTGATCCTCGAGCTTCAGCAGGTATTTGATGACGTCTTGCTGGGCCATTCGTTACCTCAATCTCGAAGGACCACGACCGGGAACACCGGCATGGAATCCTTGTTGCACTTCTTCATTAACTGCGCGGCGGTAGCGTCTGCCTGCTGAACGCAAGCGAACGCTAAGCTTATCTCCCACACCGACAACTCAAGAACCTCGGCTGGGTGCATGCTGTAGCGTCTCGCGATCTGATCCAGCACCAGCAGGCTGTCGGGATTTTTCTCGAAAGGCATGCAGCCGCTCGACTGCTGCACCTCCATCTGTCGCCAATGACAAGCACTCGCTGAACAGGGTATCAGCGACATCGTTGGGGATTGCACCCACCCACAGCACGCCCTTCGATGCGTCGGACTTATCGCGATCAAGCACGCAGCGAACCTTCTCAAATTCACCGGTCGACGGGTCGCCGATCGCGATCAAGCCTGCAGCTGTGACGGCGTCTTTTAGCTTCGCCATTGACTTCAGCTTGTCCGCAGACTGAGATGCCATCATGCGGCTTGCATCTTCGTCGCTGACGGGTTCCGGCGTGTTCCCTTTACCGGCTATGCCCTGCGACATTGCGAGCGCGCTGTGGCCAACCTCGGCCAAGTCTGCGCTGCAGATTTTCTTGAGACGCCAGATCATTCCGCCCGCTTCGACTTCTTTGATCGCGCTGTTTTCGATTGCTGCCAGTATTGAGCCCATAAGTGCCTCCCATTGGGTTCAGATTAGCCAGCGTGTACTGATGACGCTGCCTCGTTTTTGACTTCGATGGATGTACCGAGTGCGAGCCCGCTGGTGCCGTCGCCCTGCGCGCGAAGCGTCACACTGGCGATGATCAAGCCGGATTCGCTGATCTCGTCGGTGTACGATTCGATATATGCGTCGTTGAGCGAAAACTTCATTTCACGTTCGTTGCCGCTCGATGCGCCGTTGTTGAACGTGACAACGGCATCGCCCGATTCGTCGCTGATGAACTTCTGATAGGTCGCGTCATCGGTCTCGAATGAGACTGTCATGGTGACATTGCGGAAGTCGGACTGGGTGGGCTGCTTGGTGTTGAGCGATCCCAAACGCATCCGCTCCGACAGGTTGTTTTCGATGCTGTACTCAAAGTCGACCAGCGTGATGTTCTGCGAGCGGTACGACAGCGTCCCGGCGTGATGATGCAGCACGAGGTTCTCGTTGGTCGGATCGACGAACGACAACGACGGCGAATCGTGACGCGCGGTGCCTGCGGACGATGACGACGTCTCGCCAATCAGGTCGAAGCTCATGGTCATATGCTCGCCAGCGGCAACGCTGCAGGACATCGAGTTAATGACAACGCCCTCGAATCGCTCATAGTTGTCTGAGGTTCCGCGCTGCAGAAACAGCGTGTTGCCTTCAATCGGCACATCGCCGAGCGTATAGGTGTGCGTGTTTGGCGTGCCTGCGGACGTCGCACCGGCGCCCAGTGCGGCCTTGAGGTAATACCCGACGTTATCGTAGGTAGCTTCCAGCTCAAGGCTGCCAGTTGAGCGGTCGGCGGAAAGGTACCTCGAAGCACGCAGACCGGCGACACCTTGGACGCGCAGGTTTGGGCGTGGCACCTTGTCAATCTGACGCAGCATCGTGCAACTGATGATCGGGCGAGTGACGGCGGCCTCGGCGGCTGCGGTTCCGTATGTAGACTCGGGGCCGATTCCGACGAACGAGTTGCGGCCAAAATAGGAAGCGGTGGGCATGGGTGTCTCCGGGTATCAGGACGGGTGCAGTCCAAGATTGTTTACAAGTAGGGTAGCACGTTGATCGAGGACGCGGACTTGGTTGGAATCGTCAACGAGTCCGAAAGTCATGATGATGATGTATCGCTTTTCGTGATCGCCCGCCTTGATCGGCATGGCGACCACATAGTCGGGCAGGATCTCGATGCTGTTCAGAGTCGTCATCGCTGCAGTGGTGTCGTTTCCGTCTTGATCGAAAATCTGCGCTTTGATGTAGGCGATTTCTTCCTTTCGCGAGCTGTTCTGATTGTCCCGCCCCAACTCCTTGACGCAGTCGCTTAGATCCCAGTAGATGGTCGTCACGTCTGCCGATGGCTTCCGTATCCGATGGTCTGGGAATAGCTGATCGGCAGTTGGCGCGGAGCAGACGAGGTTAAACGTAGTATCGGGACCACGTCTCCGATCGAGGTTGATCAGACCGGTTTTCGCGCTGTTGGTCGTGATTGACGTGTTTGCATCGACGCCCGAAGGCAGGTTGGCTGTATCGTTGCCCCAGTAGATGAACGCACCGACGGATGCAGATGCCGCAGCGTTCCCGTATAGGTTGCTGACGTTATGGTCGGTGTCGTCGATCTGTATCGTTGCCGTGCGATTCGCGATCGATGGTGTGCCGTCAAACTTGAAGTCGAGTAGCGTCACGCCATCGGCGGCGGTTATTCTTACGTCGTTAAACGATGACAGCACGTTCTCCCAGAAACGACCCATTGCTGGCGGAATCACCAGAACCACTTCCGGCGCTGCTACGCCGCTGTGATTCGCGATCGTTATGGGGTGACGGTACAGCCAACCAGATCCAAGCCAAGCCATCAGGCACCCCTCTGTTCTGCGTATTCGATGAAAACCTGCAGCACGCCGATCCCGTACCCGGGCAGGTTTACCTGCTCGCCGTCGTATGCGGTGACGTCTAACTCCACATCGCGCCCGACACCGTTGACCGTTGGGTCGGCCTCGAGCGCCCGCATGACATCGCTGACTGCATCGGTGGCTGCCAGCACCGCGTTTGCTGTTCCCTCGCCCGTGCGCGGTACAAAGACATCGATCTGCACCGTCATCTCGCGGTCATAGTTGCGCAGCAGCGTGCGGCCCGCGTTGCGGCTTGAGTTGATGCGTAGCGGTTGAATGTAGATGCCGGGGGCACGCGGCGCCGAGCCCACATGCAGCGATCCAATGACCACTGAATCGGCTGGGCTGAAGTCGTAGTTGAACGACCCAGTGCCATCGATGGCCTGCAAGTTCGTCTGCAATCGCGTCAGGATCGTGCGCTCCGTGCTACCCAATGCGCACCTCCGCCCCGATGATCGGCGGCAGCTCGCGGCCAATCTCACGCGATACGCGATCGACTGCTGGCTTGAGATATGGACGGCGCGGGATCTTCACCTGCTTCTTGAGGATGTAAAAGACCTCACCTGTTATTTGATGAACCAGCAACGGCTGCCCCTTTAGCGATTGCGCAAACGTCAACGGGTCGGGCACATCTCGCACGCTCTTGTATCTCTGCACGCCTCTGCCGGTGAACAGCTTGTCGGATATGGGAATCGTTAGAAACTTGGCGTTGCGCGGTCGGATGATTCCATCTCCGCGCTTGCCGCCATCTTCATGGATTCGCGCATAGCTGACGTCCTTATCGCGACCGCCTGCTTGCAACTGCAGCACGATGTTACCGCGCGTGTCTTTCATCGCGGATCCGCTGATGCTGGCGCGCAATCGACCGCTGCGCACGTTGAGTCTGCTGCTGGCGTTCTGCTTCCCGAACCGCTCCAGCCGTGCAGCTTTGCGGATTGCGAACCGGTGCATAACGCGCGTGATGTCGCCTCTTGACTTCTGGTGGAAGAAGTCGCGCAGCTGCTTGACGGTAAACTCGGCCATCAGCCCACCCACGTCGTCGGGAGTCGATACGGCCCCAACGCTTCTTTGACTTCTGGCAACAGCGACAGCGACATCAGTGCGGCTGTCTGTCCTGCGCTGGATACGTTGGTCTTTCCGATGTGCGCGCGTGCTTGGAACCAGTGCGCGACCTGAATGCAACACGCATGCTGCACAGCCTTCGGCATCGTGCTCGACGAATAGCCCGCCGTGTAGATCACCCGGACAGCCCGCCGGGCGCCGCTGAATGCTGAATCCTCTTTATCGTTGCGGAGCACCAGACGGCCCTCGACGTCGTACAAGATGAAGTTGTCGGACGCGATCTGATCTGCGCTGTCGTCGTAATGTTGGTCAGGATCATCGAACAGCGAAGTGATCGAGACAACAGGACGAACCATCAGCATCAGTTCGCGCCCGTCACGCGCGTCAATCCCACCATCGAGATACTCCTCGTAGGTTCCAACTTCCAACGAGAGCGTGCCGTTCGACTGTTTGGGGAACCCCATATAGCCAGACGCGACAGCATCGAACCGCGTGATCAAGGTATCCAACAGCGAATCGGAAGCGGTCCCGGTTAGCGTCGGGATGTAATCGCGGGCAGTAGACGCATCGACAATGGCCACGATCTACTCCGCTTTGGCTTCTGGCTTCGCCTTCGCTTTCTTCTTCGGTGCTTTTACAGGGACCAACCACGCAGGCACATCGACGTCAACGTCAAGCGCGCGCACCTCGCCCTCGGCCCAATGATTGCCAGCAGGGAATGAACCCGATTGCATTGCCTTGTAGATCATGCCTTGGCCTTCTTTGCTGGTGCTTTCTTGGTCGCCTTCTTCTTCGGTGCCGTCTTCTTCTTCGGTGCCTTCATCGCCTTGTCAACGTCGGGCGCCTCAACAGCAGCAGCTACCGCTGCGACCTTCTCAAACACGTCAGGAAACGATTCGAGAAGGTACGCAGCGGATCCGTCGCTCACGTCCCGCACCTCGCCCTTGACCCAACGAACGCGGGTCTCGGGCAGTCCACCGGCGAAGGAACCCAGTGGACTATCGGCGCGGATCGCCAGCTTGGTCATCAGACGCGGACCTTGCTGAATGCACAAACAAAGTGCGCTTTCAGGTTTGCCGTGCCGGTCTTGGTTGCGGTGATTTTTAGAACGTCAGTCGCTCCAAATTCCAACGCTGCCCCAGCTGTACCTGTCACGCTGATCGCCTTGGCTGTTTGCGCTGCAAGCACGTTACCGGATGCGCTGGTGTCGTAAGACGTTGCAACGCTGTCCGACCCATTGCTGAAGGCGATGACATACTTGTTCGATCCGCTTTCAGCCAACGCAGCGAAAGGCACCAAGGTGATGCTTTCGAGTTTGTATTCGCCCGCTTGCCCGTGGCAGATACCGGTGTCGATAGTGGCAGATGTATCGACAAAGCACGATACTGTTACTGATTCTTGAACTGACATTGGTGGCTCCCTACGATGCCGAGATGTTGATCATTGCGGTCAGGTTCTTCTTGTCATCGGCGTCGATGCTAAAGAAGGTCTCGCGCACGGTGGCGACCAACTGGTGCACGCCGCGCGTGATGTCCTTGTCGACCTCGATGGCGGAGCCTCGACGCTGGCCGAGTCGGTAGCGATCGCGGTTCACGATGAGCATCGCGGTCTTGCCACCGCCCGAGGACGTGTAGAGACCGGTCGACTGCAGGTCGTTGTCGATGAAGTCGCTGATGATGATCGGGGCGCCGAACACGCTGGCGAGCTGGTTGCGGTCCACGATGGTCGGCTGCGGAAACTTGTCCAGCGTCAGGACTTGATCCAAGCTGACCAACTCGAGCAGGTACGCCTCTGGCGAGGTGATGATGATCGCGCTGCCATTCGTGCCGTGCGGTGCGTCCAACTTTGAGAAGTCGGACAACAGAGTTGAGGCTGTGAACGTGGAGCGGTCGGTTGCGTTGTTTGCAAACGACGCGTTGATTGCACGCTTGCGTAACCCGTCCCATGCGCGCCTATGATCCGAAGACCCGCCAAGGCCATCCGATCCCCAACGGTTGCGGATGTTCCAGTTTGCAAGGTCACTATCAGGGTGCGTTCCGAGCGCGCCGTTTAGGATGCTGTCCTCCTCGCCATCGACCAACGCTGCGAGCAACTCTTGTCGAATGGTGGGCAACACGGCGACGATCGAATCCTCTTCTGCATCGTCCGCAATCTGACTGCGAACCGCAAAGCCGGTGGCGGTGATTGTGCGCTGCGCGGTCACCAAGCTGCTACTGGTGTACTGTGCGGGATCGTCAGCGGTCGCTGCTGCCTTGATGAACGGACGGAACCCAGTGGACAGGAACGGAAGCAGTGTCGTCTTCGATGGCAGGTCCAACGTGTCGAACGCTGCGGCCAGACGCCGCTCCGACTGAAGGTTGCGCTCAAACTCAGGGAGCAGTGGCTGCGGGACAAAGTCGCCACCGCTACCAGAGACGTCTGCGAAAATCTTTTGGACTTCGACGGGCGCCTTGCTGGCGATTTCCTGAACCTTTGCGAGTGACTTGGGCGCTCCGTTGGGCGTCAGCGCCTTAATCATCGTGTACTGCTCGACGGCCTTCTGCAGATCGTGCTGCCATTCCGACACGGG